TACATAATACACTTGTTCTTGATGATAATTTATAGAGTAATAACCAATATAAAAAGAATTACATATAATAAGGAGAAATTAGTGGAACAAAGCATGAACAAGGTATCTTTTAGGCTGGAGAACAAAACGTGAACATTATATTGCGTGACCCCACCCCAAAAAACGCAGGCGTGTATTATATATATATATGACACTCTCATAAATTTACAAAAATTCATGGGTCTATAATAAAAATAAAAAAAGACTTGACATTAAGTGGGGATTAGTGTATAATTATATATAGTATATAAAGATTTTACAAACCATAAGTACATTGTACTTTGTTTTTTATTATTATATCCTAAAATAAAAATAAAAAAAGATAAACAACAAATGTATATTATTTTTTTTTGTTTTTCCTTATAAAAAATATAATAACATACAACAAGGATCATAACATTGGAAACTATAGAGAACTCTATAGATATATCACCTATCTTAAATCTCAATAATCTATTAAATATTCAACTTGAACAGGAATCTAAAGCAGATTTCCTAACATTTGTTCGTCAAATGGCTCCAAAGCTTGTTTCTGATTGGAAGATGGGTAAACATATAGAGGTTATTAGTGAGAAATTACGACAATTAGAAGCTGGTGAGATAAAAAGACTGATGGTTTTCCTACCACCCAGGTCTTCTAAGTCTGTTTTATGCTCTAAATTGTTTCCAGCATGGTATATAGGAAGGAATCCAGAACATGAAATACTTACTGTTTCCCATAGTGACCAGTTATCAAGTGATTTTGGACGTTCTGTCAGGGATTTGGTTAATGAAGAGTCCTTTCAGGATGTTTTCAAAGGAGTGTCCCTACGAACAGATGTTAGAGCTGCAGGAAAGTGGAAGACTAACCAAGGTGGAACCTATTATGCTGCTGGAGTTAGATCGCAGATTGCAGGACGAGGAGCACATATCGCAATTCTTGATGATGTCATGTCAGAAGAAGACTCTTATTCAGAAGCTGGCAGAAGATACGTCAAGGAATGGTATCCTGCTGGACTAAGAACACGTATAATGCCTAATGGTGCTATATTAATTATTAATACTAGGTACCATTATGATGATCTTTGTGGATGGTTACTAAAACAACAGGAAAATGTGGGTGATTACGCTATAACTCCTTGGGATGTTGTACGTATTCCTGCATGGCTTGATGAAAATGCAGCAGAATTATTAAATTTACCCATAGGATCTAGTTATTTTCCAGAATGGAAGCCAGAAGAAGTTCTAAAAGTAGATGAAGCAGAGATAAAAGCTTCAAATGGTGCAAGATACTGGAATGCACTCTACATGCAGGACCCAACGCCTGATGAAGGTGGGTTAATCAAGAAGAGATGGATTAAATGGTGGGAAGATAGTGAACCACCTCCATGTGATTTTATCATACAAACATATGATACAGCATTTTCTACAAAAACTACAGCAGATTATAGTGTCATACAGACATGGGGTATATTCTCCATGTATGATCAGGATGAAGAAGGATTTGAAAACTATCAATCTAATTTACTTTTATTAGGAAATATAAAAGGTCGCTTTGAATATCCAGAATTAAGACGTATGGCACAATTCTTATATCAAGAACATAAACCTGATGTTTGTATGATAGAAAAGAAAGCATCAGGACAATCTCTGATACAAGATATGCGTAGAGCTGGTATACCTGTAATGGAATATCTCCCTGATAAAGATAAAGTTGCAAGAGTTTATGCAGCATCTCCCATGATGGAATCAGGTCGTGTATGGATACCAAAAAATAAGAAGTGGTCAGAAGATTTACTGGAAGAAATGTTAAGATTTCCCAATGCTGCACATGATGACCAAGTAGATGCTATGACCATGGCAATACACTATATGAAAGAGTCTTGGCACCTATCACATCCAGATGATCCTGATTGGGAAGATGAACCTAGAAAGAAAAAGGTTGCATACTGGAGAACTTAGTGGTATAATAGATAGTATATAGGGGAAATTCATGTTATTTTTTATGTCAATTATAGTATTTGCTATGTTGTTTGAAGGAGTATTATATGCCTTCAGACGATAAAAAAGGTTTACGTAGTTTAATAAACCCTTCTCGTAGAGATATTCTTAGAGGAATAGGATCTACAGTAGCAAAAGATTTAATACCATTTGCTGCGAAAGAAATTTTAGCTGCTAAACCTCTATCACCTCTAGAAAAAATAAATGCAGTAAAACCTTTGCTTTTAAATTATATGAATTTAGAAGATCAATTAGATAAGCTTCCAATTACTATATGGGGAGAAGATGCTTGGGATACAGTACCTTCAAGTGATGTTCATATGGAATATAAAATAGACTCTTTTAATAATGCAGAACGCTTTTTAAATGATTTAACTCATGTAATGCAAGAACAAAAAAGATTAAATAAACCAGATAGATTATATCCATATTCAAAGCGTCCACACGAATTTATAGAAAATAAAGAAGAAGAGATACAATATAAAGCTGAAGTTAATAAACATTATAAAGATATGATGAAAATATTAACAAAGCCAAGTGGAGGAACAATACAACGATTTGGTATAGATGATCCTAAACGTATATTAAAATTAGATTCAGATAGTATAAAATTTATTAGAAAAACATTTGAATTACAAAATGATAAAAATAATATAGTACGTAAAGCTGCTGGAAATAAACTTCCTTTTAATTATTTTTATAAAAAACTTTTTTTTCCTGAGACCTCTATAAATGTAGATGAAGCTCCAACTAATAAGAATATATTAGATAAGTCTGCATTTTCTAAAGAAAATATTAATTATTATTTAAAACAAGAGAAAGAACTAAAGAGGTTATCTACAGATAAAGGATATAATGAAAGTGTACAGTTCTTTACAGGAGAGTCAGGAAAGGATGATCAAGGAAAAACTATTGTAGATGAGATTATTAGAACTTTAAGAAATAGAATAGAAACTAATCCTATAGAAGGATGGGATCATTATAATATTGGTGGAGATGATTTAGGAGCTCAAGTAGAAAGAATAGATTCAACTCCTGATACAAAAAAGATAATATTTGATTTAGTAAAAACAGGAGTAAAAGATGCAGCTAAAGATATAGCTCTTCAACAAGGTGAAAGAATAGTTACTTGGGGAATTGAAAAATTAAAAACTCCTTCTGTTCCAAAAATAGAATCAGATAAGGTAAGAGCTGAACAAGCTAAAGAAGTTAAAGAAGTAAAACAAGAAACTAAAAAAGAAGTAAAACCTTCAAGCAACTTAATAAAAAAGCTTAAAACTTTAGGAGCAGGACTATCAAGAAAATTAAAATATAGTCCAACAGGTCTAGTATTATATGCTACAAAAATAGATCCAGAAGGTACTTCAGAACTACCTCTAGATCCAAGAGCTATAGAAATTGAACGAGCTTTAGAAAGAGGAAGAGTTAGTAGAGATCCTTATAAAAATTATAATAAACAAAGGGCAATATAATGGCAACAGAGAGAAATCCATTTGAACAGATACCAGAAGAAGTATCAAATATGGTTAATATACCAAAACCTGAAGAAGCTACAGGAGCACAACCAACATTTGAAATGGATACAGATGGTGGTGTTATTGTAGATCTTGAAGGTACTTCAGAAATGCAGCCAGAAGAAGATATAGAAGAATGGTATTCTAATATTGTTGATACAGTAGAAGATGATCAGGTAGCACAAATTGCAAATGATGTTATTGATTCTTATACTTCAGATAAAGATTCTCGTCAGGAATGGGAGTCTATGTTTGAAAGAGGATTTGATTTATTAGGATTAAAGATAGAAGAAGCATCAGAACCATTTGAAGGAGCATGTACAGCAGTACATCCTATGTTAATTGAATCTGCTGTTAAGTTTCAATCAAAAGCTATACAGGAAATGTTTCCACCCAATGGTCCAGTTAAAGCACATATATTAGGTAAGTCTACTCCTGAAAGAGAAGATCAAGCTAATCGTGTACAAGAATTTATGAATTATCAAACAACAGAGCAGATGCCTGAATACTTTGATGAGTTTGAAAGAATGCTGTTCCACCTCCCCTTAATAGGATCAGCATTTAAAAAAGTTTATTATGATGCAACATTAAAAAGACCAGTATCTGAATTTGTTCCAATAGATCAATTCTATGTTTCTTATTATGCATCTAACTTAAATAAAGCAGATAGATATACACATGTAATATATAGAAGTCCTGTTGATCTTGCAAAAGATATACGAGCAGGAATATATAGAGATGTAGATTTACCAGAAGCTACAAATCCTAATCCCACATCATTCTCTTCTAAAATGGATACGATATTAGGATTATCACCCACAGAAAGTAGTGATCCTCAATATACATTACTTGAACAGCATTGTTATTTAGAAATTGAAGAAGATTATGCTCTTCCTTATATTGTTACAGTTGAAGAACAGTCACAACAAATTTTAAGTATTCGTAGAAACTATAAAAAGAACGACAAAAACCAAGAGAAAGTATCACACTTTGTCCATTATAGATTCGTTCCAGGATTTGGTTTCTATGGATTTGGTCTCATGCACTTCTTAGGAAATCTTACTATGACTGCTACAGCAGCTATGAGAAGTCTAGTGGATGCAGGTCAATTCGCAAACTTGCCAGGAGGATTTAAAGCAAAAGGTGTAAGGATTGTTGGTGATAACGAACCAATAAGTCCAGGTGAGTTCAAAGAAGTAGAAGCAACAGGACAAGATTTGAATAAGGCAATTATCTCTCTCCCCTATAAAGAACCTTCCTCAACTCTTTTTCAAATGCTTGGCTTTGTAACTGCAGCAGGACAGAAGTTTGCAGACAGTACAGAACAAATAGTTTCTGATGCTGCATCTTATGGACCTGTTGGAACGACTATGGCATTACTTGAAGCGTCAAGTAAGTTCTTCTCTGCTATTCATAAGAGATTACATAAATCTCAAAGAGATGAATTTAAAATACTTGCAAGAATCAATTATGATTATCTACCTTCAGAGTATCCATATGAAGTTCCTTTTGCTGAAAAAAGTGTAATGAAACAAGACTTTGATGGTAGGATTGATGTTATCCCTGTCTCAGATCCTAATATTCCATCAAATGCACATAGAATGATGATTGCACAAATGGCTTTACAAATGGCACAGCAATCACCTCCTGGCATGTTCAATCTGGAAGCATTAAATAGAACAATATTAAATGCTGCTAATATGCCTAATCTTGAAGATATACTTCCACCAAAAAAAGAACCACAAGAAATGGACCCTGTATCTGATATTATGGCAGCAACTAAAGGTATACCTATTGCAGCATTTGCTGGACAAAACCATGATGCTCATGTACAAACAAAGATGGCATATCTTCAAGATCCACAAAATGGTTCTAATCCTATAATGGCTAGATTAAAACCAATACTGGAAGCTAACATACAAGAGCATTCTGTTATGAAATATCAAGAACAAATGAATGGAATGGCAAGAGCAGCAATGGAACAAATGCCACCTGAACAGCAAAGAGATCCTAAAGTTGCAGAGATGGCTATGGCTACTGCAGCACAACAAGTATTAAATGCAAATCAAGCTATGGGTCAAGTACAATCACCTGAACAACAAATGGTTGCACTTGAACAAGCTAAAGTAGAATTAGAGAAACAAAAACTACAAGCAACATCTGCTAAGTATTCTGCAGACTCTGCATTAGATGCACAAAAATTAGAATTAGAGGAAGCTAAATTATTAGTGGATTCTGGTAAAGCTGGTCAAGATGCAATATTGAAAAAAGAAAAAGCTGATCTTGATAGAGAAAGTAAACAAACTATGAAAGCTCTTGATAATCTAACTAAAACAATTATTGCAGATCAGAAAGCTGAAATTGATCTAGAGAAAATTCGTATGAATGCTTTAGAGAAAGTTTCATTAATGGAAGATCTGGACAGTAGACAACGAAGTTTAAAACTTATGGATATTATGATGGATCTAGTAAAAGAAGAAATGAAAGGAGAAGACAATGCCAATAGGGAATAAAGCTTATCCTGTAGATAAAGGTATTACTGATGGAAAACCCATGCATGTTCCTAATAAAGATGGTGGTCTCTATGGTGATTATACCAAGATGTCACAAGCTGATTATGGAAGTAGACCTAAAAAAGGTGTAACTTTAAAATGGGAAGATAAAGCTTGGAAATATCCAAAACCAACTACAGGAAAAAGATAATACATGGATATTTGGGATGAGGTCGTTAAAGATTATAATGACGAACTCACTAAACTAAGAAATACAGTTTGTAATGGTCAATCAGATACTTTTGCTCATTATAGACAAATGGTTGGTCACATTTATGGAATTGAATGGGCTAGAAATAAATTAACAGATATTGTTAAGAAACGTATCTATGCAGATGAAGAGGATAACTAATGCAACAGGTATCATTAGCAAAAACTATTAAGAATGATATGTGGATTACAGAAGAAGAAGAAAGTGATCCACGTACTCTACCTGAACTTCCAGGTTTTCATGTACTCGTAAGACCTGTCTCAATTAAAGAAAAGACAAAAGGTGGTATATTATTACCTGATTCAACGAAGGAAGATATGTCCTATCTCACTACAGTAGGACGTGTAGTATCTCTAGGAGATTTAGCTTACCAAGATAAAGATAAATTTCCAAAAGGTGAATGGTGTAAAGTAGGAGATTATGTTTGTTATGGAAAACACTCAGGTCAAAAGATAAAATATAAAGGTATTCGTCTTATATTATTATTTGATGATCAAGTTATTATGCGTGTGGAACATCCAAAAGATCTAGATCCTACATTTAATTTACATGCAGGTAGTGCATAAAACTTGCATAAACCTAATTTTTGTAGTATAATATAAAGTATATACGTAAGTCGTATGTCTCGTAAACAGCGAAAGGAAGCACTATGTCTGAAGAAGAAAAAAAAGAAGAATGGGATGAAGTTGTTCCAGAAAAAAAAGAAGAAAAAGAAAAAGTAGAATATGAGGTAGAAGGAGAACAAAAAGAAGAAGCTCCTCCTATAGTAAAAGTAGAAAAAGAAGAAGAACCTCCAAAAGAAGAAGTACCTAAAGAGCTTGAAGGTATTGAAACTAAAGGAGCACAAAAGCGAATACGTCAGTTAGTTAAACAACGTAAAGAACGTGATGAACAAATTGCTCAAGTTATACAACAAAATGAACAATTAACACACCAATTAAATCAGGTTCATCAACAATTTACAAGTGCTAGAGGAGTAAATTTAGATACTACTGAAAAACAATTAGCTGATAAATTAGCATTAGCACGTAATGCTTATAAAGTTGCACATGAAGAAGGTGATTCTCAAAAAGTTTTACAAGCTCAAGAAATACTAAATGATGTACAAACTGATTTAAAATCAGTACAAGTACATAAACAACAGTTTCAACAACAGCAGCCACAATCACAACCACAAGGTATAGGTCAACAACAACCACAATATCAACCTCAACCTACACCTGATCCTAAAGCACAAGATTGGGCATCAAAAAATGAATGGTTTGGTGCTGATAGAGTAATGACTGCTGCTGCATTAGCAATAGATGCAGAGTTAAAAGAAGAAGGTTTTAGTCCTACAGATCCTGATTTTTATCAGGAAGTTGATACTAGGATAAAAAAAACATTTCCTCATAAGTTTACAGAGGAAGTTCGTCAGCAGGGATCAACGTCAAAACCTGCTCAAGTAGTAGCTGGAGCATCTCGCAGCTCTCCAGGTTCCAGTAAAAAAGTTAAGTTATCTAAAGAAGATATTCGTTTAGCTAATAAATGGAATGTACCACTTGAAAAGTATGCAGAAGAAAAACTGAAAGCTGATAAAGCTGAAGGTGAGTATACTACAATTAATATGCAG